AGGGTGTCTCTATTGTCTCAGAGGATATTGGAACTAGGTTGTTTGGATCTACCAAGGATGAAGAGCGTGTACACAATCTAGCCATAGCTAGAAACAAGGGTATCTCTGGTGGTGGCTTCATAGATATGGTGGATTACGTATTGATGGTAGAAGGCGACAATGTCTATACCGCCGAAGATGTGGTCAAGCTGTTTGAGTTTGAGAAGGAAGTCCCAGACTTTGATGTCGTATCTGCCGTATCGCTTCGTTCTAACAATACCCACTATGACTGGTGGGCAACCAGGAAGTCTGCTATCTTCAATCCAGATAACTCTGAGCTAGATCGAGACTGGAAGAGGAAGAGCTACGGAGAATATTATTCTACATCCAATGGTCTATGCCTATACCGTGCAAAGCCATTCCAGGAGGGCGTAAGACACCACTGGATTAATGCTGAGACCAAAGAGTCTGACTGCGAGATGGTTGTCCTGTGCCAGAACTTTAGAGCTGCTGGATACAACAATATCTATATATCTTATAAGTCATTCTCAAGACACTAAAAAAGCGGACCCAAAAACTGAGTCCGCTTCTCTAGGTTTCTATCTACTGCTTCGCAGCTGGCTTAGATCCTCCGCCACCAGACTTAGTAGTCTTTGGCTTGGTTGCCTTCTGTGCATCAGCGTATTGCTTCTGCAGCTTTTCGATAGTTGCACGGTTCTTCTCGACCCACTCCTTGGTAAGAACTGGCTCACCAGGAGTAAGCAATGCAGCCTGTACCTCGCTAGCCTTTGGAAGTCTACCAAAAGCGGCATCGTTCGGATTAACGTAGCGAATTGCTACAGGCAATAGAGCAGCTACTAGTGAGTAGACAAGGTCCTCAAGAGGTACGCCTGCTAGGTATAGAGCTACTGCAGCACCTAGGACTGAACGTCCGTAAGATGCAAGAAGTGCCTTTAGTTGTGCATTCATTTTTTCTCCTATTTATTAGTCGTTATGACTAGTTGTTTCTTCTGGCAGAAGGTCTAGTAGTTTTTCAGTAGATCGTGCGATCTGTTCTACATTTCCAGACTTCTTAGCATTGTCAAACTCAGACAGTGCTGCCTGAAATTTCTCAATATACCCAAAAGCCAGGTCCCTAGACTCCGACAGAAATTTGATAAAGCCTTCACGGTCTGCAGACTTAGCTGATCCGCTCATGTCTGCTATTCGTTTAGCTTCGTCTATTAAGTTATTCTTATCTACTAGCAATTGCAGAATTTCAGCAGTTAGTTTTTTATTAATCATTCTAACTCTTATGTTATCAATTGCAACATAGACAAAGAGCAGAGATGCAACTGCATATACTGCTATTTCTATCCAATTCATGCAGCTACCCTCTCTGTGTGCGTTACCCAGAAGTATTTACATCCTTCACAGCAAGGCTCATTATACTCGCTGATAGTGGCAACCTCAAAAGCAAAATAAGCGATTGGATCTTTGTGGAAGAGGTTTGCTTGGTGAGTCGTTGTAATACGTCTCATAGTCTCGGTATTTGAATACCAAGACGGCATAGATGTACCCCAAGACCCACCAGCAACCTCTTTGAGAACTGCGATGTTGGCTTCGTTCTTGTCAGTCTTAATCCCTCGTTGCTTTGCTTCACGTACCATAGATAGCGTGTAGCGGTATAGCACCGACTCGTGTCCTCTCCACATCTTTACTGCAGGATGATTTCTCCATCCACCAGTAGGCGACAGATTAGATAGGACCTTTAGAATTTGATAGCACTCCAAGATCTGCTTGTTAAGACGCTTAGAGTCCAGCATGTTTGCAGCTGTATCAAAGTCCTTAGACGGCAAGAATGTTTGCATTAGTATGTCTCTTTTCCACCTTCACGCACCAACAAAACAATTGCACCATTGTCTTCCAATGCTTTTTTTACCTTTACCATATATTCTACAGCACGACGCTTGTCTTCGTCAAGTAGTTGCATGAATTGTTTTTCACTAGCTTTGACTGTGAGGAACGTATCGTTATCGATGATCTGAAGTCCAAAGTTCTTTGGTCCAGTACCATCAAGTGATCGAAACGCCACTCTCATTGCATCAGTATACATGTTATTCCTTATCTGTTGTCAGATATTTCCAGGTCTCAGACCAGTCAGCCTTGGACCTGTGCCTTCCAAATTCACGAGATATCTTCCCATTATCCAGATAGACACCTCCCCAGACTCCATAAGCCTTCTGAGAGACACCAACTGCAAAACACTGTCTTGCAACTGGACACTCAGAACATAGCTTATCTATGGCTGGTCTAAGTGCAAGGTCTTCCTCATATTTGTCAAAGAATAGCTCTACGTCAAAGTTTTGACAAGCAGCTTTCTCGACCCATTTGCGAGATTGCATTTGCTACCTCACAAACTTATTTGGAATCTCCCAACCATCGGTGGACAGCGCAAATTTCTTTTGCATGTACCACTTACCGTTGATAAAAACACCATCCTGCTTTGACCAAGCAGTAGGGTTAACCTTGCGTTCTACAACATCCCAGCCATCCCAGTCCAAAGAACTGTTAGAGTCTACGATGTTTGTCATTTTTTCAAGTGAGTTAATCATCATATTGATCACCTGTTAAATTACCTTTTTAGTTATGGTTAAAATAAGATTCTGCTATTCCGCAAAATCAATGTGCCTACTATATGTAGTAGGAACTCTAGTATCGATAGACTCCGACTTCGATGTCTTTCGATTCCGCCAACTCGACGAGGTCAGAGTATGGCTCCTTTGGCTTACTTAGATATATAAAGTAATCCACTGTGTGAATGTTCTCTCTAATCCAGCTAGGTGGAACCTTGATTAGTTTAATCTTGATACCACGAGCCTTCAGGCTTCGCTCTGAGATGTTTGTAAACTCCATAGCCATAGAGTTAATCGCAGATGGACCAGCAGAGAAAATCAAAAACTCTTTATCTTCTTCTGGAAGCATTGTCATTGCTGTGCCAATGGCTCTCAGAAAGATACTGTAGTCTGAGAACGCCTTAGTTCCCTGAATTGCTACTATCATTAGACAATCCTTCCGTTAGTTTCTCGACAATAAAAATCATCTTATCTAATTCTACCTTATCTAGGGTCATCATGTCAACTACTCTTGTTGTAGATTCATTGATAGATGAAAGGTCGCCATCCAAAACGTCGCTAACAAAGACAGTATTATCTTTAATCCAGTATGCCTGGTTGTCCATTGTAAGGAATCGCAATGAATGTGTTTGCATGTATTTGGTAGCCTGAGTTATTAGTGGCTTCCCTACAGAAACCATAGCCATAATGGCAAACGCAGGCTTAAGCATCTGATAAGTCCTGCTCTGGCTAGAAACTAGGTTAAGCTTCTTAGGAACAGGAATACTCTTAGCTCGAAATGATGCCACAAGGATAACAGAAGCTATCCCAATGGCAATGCCAATGATGTATTCCATAATACTATTATACTTGCTACTTAGCAGACTTTGCACGAGCTTTTGCTAGTGCTGCAAAATCTTTTACCTTGGTGTCTCCCAAGTACCCCCAGGCATAGCCCTTCTCGATCATCTCTGTGTTTACCGAGTTGCCTTCACCGTCAAGGTATAGCCATCCTAGGATGCGACCATACTTCTCAGATGAGTCCATCTTCTCAGTCTTAATAACAATATTCTTAGCAGCCTTAATGCGCTCTGCAAGATACTTCTTAGACTCCAGTCCAAGAGCCTTCTCTGCCTTGTCAGTAGTGCGTGACTCTGGGGTATCGATACCAGCCAGACGAACACGTGACATAAACAAGATGTCAAATCCTAGGTCAATAACAACGTCGATGGTATCTCCATCTACTACGTTGGTTACTTCCTTAACAAAATACTCGTACATTAGTTCTCGCTTCCTACAAGTCTATTTTCAATCAATCGATCACGTTCATCAACTACCTTGAATGAAAAGTTCTTCATCTTTTCATCCGCAATAGGATCGTTAGTGATCTTGTTATAGTGGTGAGAGCAAAAGTATAACCCACCAGAAACTCCCTCTACGTATACATATGCCTGAGCACTGCATCCTGGACCATCACATCTATCTTGTGCAGTCAGAGTCCACTCTTCTACTTTTGCTTCTACCACTACTTGTCCGTTCTATAGAATCCACTACCCTTGAAAACAGGGTTACCCATAGAGTATACCTTATTCATCTTATTTCCACAAGACTCACACATGTGTGTTGGCTCTGGATCTTTTATGCTTCTTGATTCTGTTAATGTTTTGTCGCATTCACGACAGACATACTCATAGGTTGCCATTATGTTAGCCTAGTGCCTTCCAAGTTAGGTTTCCCACAACGCCGTCTGGCTTTGTGATTTCTTTTCTAGTCTTTTGAAACTTAATTACTGCATTCTTAGTGAGGGCATCGAACTTTCCAGTTACAGTTACCCCAAGCTTTTCCTGCAGATACTTCACAGCATCTCCAGTAGAGCCAATCTTAAGTTCACCAACAAGCTTTGGCTTTGCTGTCTTAGCAGCTACAGC